AACGCAGACCATTATTCAAGAGTACATCCAGATTATTTTCTACAATTAAATGAATCTGATGATGCAAATCTTTTGTTGTATACAAAATCTGATGGTACATCTATAGGAAGTGAAATAGTATTTGGTAGATGGAATGGACCGATTGGTTCTGAATCTCCATTATTGTTAGACCAATTAATCTCTAGACAGAGAATAATGGGTTCATATGATACTGCAAATCCTACAAATATAACTACAGGTGCAACAGTTGAGGTAAGAGCTGGAGAAGATTGGTCAACAACAAAAAAAGGAGTTAAATATGTAATAAATACTTTTGCTAATGGAGAATTTGCAACAAATCCTAATGAAAGATTTAGAATTGGTGATGATGGTAATACTAAAATTACTGGAGAATTAGAAGTAACATCTTTAATAAAAAGTGATTCTCAAATATATTCAACAATACAACCTACTACTGTAGCAGCTACATCATCAACTATAGATTGGAATGATGGTAATGTTGCAGTATTAGAATTAGGAGGTTCAACTTCGGATGTTACTTTAACTTTAACTAATCCAAAAGCAGGTGCATCTTATCTTATTAAAATTGTTCAAGGTGCTAGTTTAGTAGATGTTATATTTCCAACTACTGTTAAGTTTGCAGATAATAGCACGCAACCATATGTATTGGATGTAACTGCTACAGATAATGCTATAGATGTTGTTGCATTAACTTGTATATCTGATAGTGGAACAGTAGAGTATTTAGCTAACGTATCACAAAACTACGGATAATATGCAGTCTTTTCAGCAACAAATAATGATGGACTCAAAAACAGAACAACTTATACAGGTTGGTACTACAGGGGGTTCTGATGCAAGGGAGGTTCCTTTGTATGAGTTTTACGAATACTATTGGACAGGAGCCATATTGCTTCAAAGCGATATTAATTTAAAAGGACAGATAAGAAAGCTTGCGTTTTATAATCAGAATGCTATATCTACTTTTTATTCAAACTCATCAATAACTATTAAATTGGGTCATATGTCAAGTTCTATATTTCCATCAAGTTCAGTTCCTGAAGACTTTAGTACGATAACAGGAGTATCAAACTTGACAACAGTTTTTCAGGGAAGTATTTCAAGGTCAGGTGGAGTTGGTTGGACAGAGATAACATTAGACACACCGTTTAATTATAATAACTCTGACAACTTGATTATGAATTTCCAAGATAGGAGTGGAAATTTTAAAGACCCATCAACCCAAAGTGCAGATTGGTCATATGATAGTAGGACAAGTGGAGCAGCTCTAAAAAATGCTGTTAGTAGTTACCCAACATCAAATGGTAGTAGACTGTCTTATGTTCCAACAACAAGATTAACTATATTTGGATAATGAATAGATTAGAGACATTAATAGATAAATTAGAGACATTGCCTTCTGTTGTGAATGAGTGCTCTGAGTATAAAAATGAATTAATTATTTTGCTTTATGAGATTGAGTATAGTGCAGCTAATGAAGAAGCAATAAATACTTATGTAAATGATTATTACTTAGCTGATAGTCAAACTTGGCATTGGATGAATTATGATTGGGTTGATTCTAAAAAAATGTTTAAAGCAATAGCAGTTTTAGATGAGTGATATCCTGATTATAAGTCAGGCGCTATGCACTACATAGTAGGACAGCAAGTCTTAGGTGGAAAGTATGCTATACATCTAATCAAGTATGTAGAGACTACCTCGTCTATTATAATATACATAGAGAAAGAACAGGAAATATTTATGTGGAAAGAATTTAGTTCTTCAGTTCCTGTTTCAATTGAATACAATATTAACTTTTAACAACGTACTTATGGAAAATAACGTATCCTTAAAAAAGGAATTAGAAGATATTTCTGCTAAATTAGCAGTCGAAGGATTAACCTTTGCAGAGAAGTGTGAACTTAAAGACAGGGAGCACAATATTAAAATGAAATTGAACGGAGTTAAACCAATGGATTCTAGTTATGAGTGCTTCGGTTGCGGCTCATAAATTAAATTAAATGAAATCACCTTTTGCATTTATTGCACGACCAATAAAGAATAGGAGGTATAACAATACAAAGGAGATTGGAGGAATAGACTTTGTAGTTAGCTCTTCTACAGAAGACCACAAGTTCTCTAACAGGGAGGCAGAGGTTGTCGAGTTACCACTTAAATATGAAGGGCCTATACAGATAGGAGATATCCTTTTAGTTCATCATAATGTTTTCAAGTATTATAACGATATGAAAGGAAGACAGAGGAGTGGTAAAAGTTTTTTCAAAGATGATTTATTTTTTATCGAAGAAGACCAATACTTTGCTTACAAGCAGGATGGAGAGTGGAATGCAATTGGTAGATACTGCTTTGTAAAACCTGTTCCGGTTGTTGATAGCTACTTACATAAAGGTATAAAGGAAGAACCTTTGATTGGTGAGATGCTATATCCTAATACCTATTTAAAATCACATGGTGTTAAGAAAGGAGACAGAGTTTGTTTTAAGCCTGAGAGTGAATATGAGTTTTCTATAGACGATGAAAAAGTTTATAGAATGTTTGACCACCAAATAACAGTTTCTTTATGATTTACGTTGACGATGATTTTTTGGATGGCGAGACTTTAGATACAGTTATAACCTACTTAACTACAAATGAGTTTGAGCAGGTTAATGCAGGTGAAAAAGATTTTTGGTGTCAGATGAGTAATGAAAGTTTTGATGAGTATGTTATATCAAAGCTTGAGCACAAAGAACAAAAAGAGCTTAAAAGTATATTTAGTTTTTTCAGGGTGTCTAATGATAAGCTAGATACAGATTGGAGGATTCATGCTGATACAATTATCATGGGAGAAAAACCTGATAGAGCATTAGTTCTTTATTTGTCTGACTGCTATAATGAAGAGTTAAACGGCACTGCTTTTTGGGAGCATATTGATATGGGTGATACAATGCCTTTAGACATTACTGATGATGAGTTTGATGAGATTCTATTAAGGGATTCAAACAACTTAGATAAGTGGAGTTTAAAAAGTGTTGTAGGGTATAAGCCTAATAGATTGGTTTCATATCCTTGTAATTATTTTCACAGCAAATACCCCAACAAGAGTTGGAAGGAAGGGCGTGTAGTTTACGTAATGTTTTACGCAACAAAATGATTTGTTGAATTTTTGTATATTAAAGGGGGAGGTTTTAATTTTTTTAAATATTATAAATTAAAAGTTCTTGTTGGCGCGAGGTACCTCTCCCTAACAAAAATGAAATGAAATGAAATCAAAAGATATAAAGCTTAAGATAATCGAAGCAGGGCATAAAGCCGTAGAGCAATTAATAAAGGTTGCCAAAGAAGATATAATAAAGTTTGATGCTGAAGATGATTTAGCGGCAGACAGATTAAAGAATGCAGCAGCTACCAAGAAGCTAGCAATATTTGATGCGTTTGAAATATTAAATAGAATTGAATCTGAAAGAGAGGCTATTGAGTCTATAGATAAGGAAACTAATAAAACAAACACAAGACAAGGTTTTGCAGAAAGAAGGTCAAAATAGTTTATACAGAGAGCTGAAAGGTGTTATACCTAAAAACATCATCACCTCTAAGAACAGAGCAAAGTCTTGGAAGTATGGCTATGAACCTAAGTATGACCTGATTGTTATATCTAAAACCGGACAGATTGGAGACATCATTACTATACAGGGTTTAAAGATTGCTTTACCTGCAACTCCAAAGAAGTGTCTTCAAAGACACAAAGATAAATCACAACAGTATTGGGAAAGAACCGAGCTGCCAAAACCATTGGCAAAAATAAAATCAATCTTTGAATGGAATGAAATGTCTTCTGAGTTTAAAGACACTTGGGTTGACTATATTGAAGAAGAGTTTGAGAAGAGGGAGTATGGTGTATGGTTTATGAATAACGGTAAGCCAACTTATATAACAGGTTCTCACTATATGTATTTACAATGGACATCTATAGATGTGGGTTATCCTGATTACAGGGAAGCTAATAGGTTACTGTATATCCATTGGGAAGCTTGCAAGGCAGACAAGAGAAGCTTTGGGCAAGACTATCTAAAGATTAGGCGTTCCGGATTTTCTTTTATGAGCTCGTCTGAGTGTGTGAATACAGGAACTCTTGCAAAAGATGCAAGGGTTGGTATATTGTCTAAGACGGGTGCTGATGCTAAGAAAATGTTTACAGACAAGGTAGTGCCTATAAACAACAGGCTACCATTCTTCTTCAAGCCTATAATGGATGGTATGGATAAACCTAAGACAGAGTTAGCATTTAGGATTCCTGCTGCAAAGATTACAAAGAAAAATATGTACGACACAAGTAAAGATGAGTTGTACGGATTAGATACTACTATAGATTGGAAGAACACAGATGACAACTCCTATGATGGTGAGAAGTTATTGTTGTTGGTTCACGATGAGAGTGGTAAGTGGTTAAAGCCAAACAATATCCTAAACAATTGGCGAGTAACAAAAACTTGTTTAAGATTAGGAAGTAAGATAATTGGTAAGTGTATGATGGGGTCTACATCCAATGCGCTTAACAAAGGAGGAGACGAGTTTAAAAAATTATACTACGACTCTGACGTAACAAAAAGAAATGCAAACGGACAAACAAGGTCCGGACTATATTCTTTATTTATACCAATGGAATGGAACATGGAAGGGTTTATTGACAGGTATGGTATGCCTGTATTTAGAAATCCTGACAAGCCTGTCTTGGGTATTGATGGAGAAATGATACATCAAGGTGCAATTGATTATTGGGAAGCTGAAGTAGAATCTCTAAAGAGTGATGCTGATGCTTTGAATGAATTTTACAGACAGTTTCCAAGAACAGAATCACACGCATTTAGAGATGAAAGTAAACAATCCATTTTTAATCTAACTAAAATTTATCAGCAGATAGACTATAATGATTCTTTGATAATGGAACATCACGTTACTCGTGGGTCTTTATCTTGGAAGAATGGAATAAAAGATACAGAGGTTATCTTTAGTCCTGATAGTCGAGGTAGGTTTAAAGTTTCTTGGACTCCAAGTAAACATTTACAAAATAGGGTAATAGAGAAAAATGGAATCAAGTATCCCGGTAATGAACACTTGGGAGCTTTTGGTTGTGACAGCTACGACATCTCCGGAGTTGTTGGTGGTGGAGGCTCTAATGGAGCTTTACATGGAAAGACAATGTTTAACATGGATGACGCTCCAAGTAATGAATTTTTCTTGGAGTATGTGGCACGACCTCAGACTGCTGAAATATTTTTTGAAGACGTACTTAAAGCTTGTGTCTTTTATGGTATGCCGATAGTGGTAGAGAATAACAAGCCAAGACTTTTGTATCATTTTAAGAATAGAG